CGAAGAGCTGAAGGCCTTCACGTCTGAGGTCAGCCGTGTGCTCGACAGCGGACTGGGCATTAAGGGCGCATCCGTGCAGGTCTCTGGCGAGGCTCTCCCGGTTACGGGCATCGACCACGGGGTGGGCGGCCCTGCCCCGGCCGGATCGGTCGACAAGCCTGCGGCGGATGCCGCTCCGAAGCGCACTCGCCGCACCAAGGCCCAGATCGAGGCCGACGAAGCGGCGGCCAAGGCTGCTGCTACGAACGGGGCCCCGGTCGACGGCCCGATCACGTTGTACACCACCGAGCCCGCTGTTGGCGCTGCGCCTGAAACGGCGCCGCCTGCCGCTGACCCGGCCGGCGACGTGGGCCTCGGCTTCCTCGACGAGGACCCCGCTCCGACGGCCCCTGCCAAGGTCTACACCCTGGCCGAGATCCGCGCTGTCCTCACCGAGTACGGTCAGAAGAACGGCCAGGAAAAGGCCCGGGGCGTTATGCGTGAGCACGGCAAGGCTGAGAAACTCTCCGAGATCCCGGCCGCCAACTATGCCGCCATCGCTGCGGCTTGCGGGGCCTGACCATGGGCCGCAACTCCCGCGAACTGGTCGCCGGCATCCTGAAAACCGGAGCCACCATCCTGGCTCTGCCGGTGATCATTGTCTATGCCGTCGGCGAACTGGTCAAAGACGACATCTTCGGGCCCCTGGGAAGGCTGCTGGACAACTGGGTGGACTCCGCCCCTGACGCAGATAAGGAATCCTGACCTATGAGCCTCGTCCCCATGGTCCATATCATCGCTGTTCGCCGCGGTGATGACCCCGAGATCAAGGAGCGGCAGATCCCCGAGGCGGAAGCCTTGGGGGTCATCGCCGGACTCCAGAAAACCTTTGAGACCGTCTTCGTCCACCGCCGCTGGCTTGCGGCCCCGATCCGGGCGGTGGCCCATGTCGGCTGAAGCACACTCCAAGGTGGGCGCCCACCGCTGGCTCGAATGCACGGCCAGCGTCAAGGCCAGCGAGGGCATCGTCCGGGTCGGCTCCGAGTACGCTGCGGAGGGCACCTGCGCCCACTCCCTGGCTGAGATCTGCCTGCGCCAGGACCTCGATGCGGATCACTTCCTCTTCGAGACCCTGACCGCCGAGGTGGACGGCAAGCCGACCGACTACGAGGTCACTGAGGACATGGCCACTGCGGTCCAGGTCTACCTGGACTACGTCCGCAAGGTGCGCGACGCACTGGACGGGTCCACGCTGCACGTCGAGCATCGGTTCGACCTGCAGCACATCCACCAGGGCATGTTCGGCACCTGCGATGCGGTGATCACCCAGCCCTTCGGCAAGATCGTCGTCATCGACTACAAGCACGGGGCTGGCAAGCCCGTGGAGGTCGATGACAATCCGCAGCTGAAATACTATGGGGTCGGGGCTCTCACCCTCCCCGAGGCCATGTGCTGCGAGGACGTCGAACTCGTCGTCGTGCAGCCCCGGGCGCCCCACAAGCGGGGGCCTGTGCGCTGCTGGTCAGTCCCCGGCGGGCCCCAGTCGCTCGTGGACTGGAGCGAAGGCCCCCTACGGGCCGCCGTGGCCGAAGCACTCGGGCCGAACCCGAAGTACAAGGCCGGCGAGCACTGCAAGTGGTGCCCCGCTGCCGCTGCGTGCCCGAAGTTCAGAGACCACGCCACGGGGAACATCCCCGGCACCTTCTCGCCCACGGTCCAGGTGCATAAGCCCCCCACTCCGAAGCCAATCCACGACCTCACCCCCGACGAGATGGCTCGGGTGCTGAAGTTCGCCGACATCTTCAGCAACTGGGTGGGCGAAGTGCAATCCTACGCCCGGGCCAAGCTCGAGCGTGGCGAAGAAGTGCCCGGCTGGAAGCTCGCAAATGGGCGGGCCACCCGGAAGTGGGCAGACGACAAACAGGTTGTTGACACGTTGCCCGCTGATGTTATCTATGAGCGCAAGATGAGGTCACCTGCTGGGGTCGAGAAGGAGCTCAAGGCCCGCAAGCAGGACCCCTCGATCATCAAGGACCTCATCGTCACCACCGTCGGCATCAGCATGGTGCCCGCCGATGATCCCCGGCCAGCGGTCAGCAAGATCCCGGCCTTCACCCCTCTGGCCTGAGAGCAGAAAGAACTATGCCCGCACCCGTCAAACCCCTCGACAGCCAGAGTATCGCCAAGGCCTACAAGCGTGGCGATACTCTGAAGGAGATCGCCGAGCAGCACAGCTCCGATCCGCGCACCATCCGCCGAGTCCTCGTCGAGGCCGGCGTCACCATCCGTCCCCGATTCAACCAGTCCGCTTAACAACCGCCCCCGATCCAAAGGATCACCGATCATGGCTAACTTCAGCACCGAATACATCATCACCCCCAAGGTCCGGCTCGCCTTCCCAAATCTGGTCACCGGCAAGGCCAACAAGCAGGGCAAAGTCAAGTACGGCTGCGTCCTGCTCGCCGACAAGAAGGAGTGCGACATCAAGGCTCTGAAGGAGTTGGTGAAGCAGGTCGTCGCCAACGAGTTCGGAGGCAAGCCTGTCCCTCCCAGCTTCAAGCTCGGCATCAAGGATGGCGACGTGCCCAACGGCAACGGCAACATCCCGAACGGCTACAAAGGCTGCTGGGTCATCAACTGCAGCAGCAACTACCCCGTCGGCCTCGTCGACGAGAAGGTTCAGCGTGTGCTGGACGAGAAGAAGTTCTACCCTGGCTGTTATGTGGTCGCCCAGGTGAATGCCTTCCCGTTCAACACCGATGGCAACCGCGGCTGCGGCTTCGGCGTGGCCAACATCCAGTTCGCCGGCGACGGCGAGCGACTGGGCGGCGGGGCTCCTGATCCGACGACTGCCTTCGCTCCGGTGCCCGGCTCCGCTGCGGCTTCCGGCGGCAACGGAGACTCCCCGGACGACTTTCTCAACGGCTGACGAATGGTTCGTCCTCGTCGAGGACTGATTGCGCGTGGCCCCGGCGATACGGGGCAAACATCGCACGCGGCCCTCGACATTGAGGGGATGGCAGCCGTGAAAGGCGTAACGGGGTTCGATTCCCCGGCGTGCGGCCGGTCGCTGATGCCGGCCATCAGCCCCATACCCTCCCGGCGTCGTGCCGTGGAGGGTTTCGGGGTCAACCGCCCTACGGGGCATACCCAGAAAGACTGATCATGGCTCCTGCCTCCCTCGCCGATGTGCCCCGCTGGGTTCATTCCGACGTCATCAAGCACCGCCCTGTGGGCAGTTCCAACATACCCGGCGTCCAGGCCAATGACCGAGACCTGCTGCTGCTCGTGAACGACCGGCTGGACTTCGTCAATACCTGCGTCGAAGAGTTCGGGTGGACTTACGAGTGCGGCAAAGACCCCGGGGACAAATACCCAGCCGCCGACGGGTCCACGTTCTCTTCGCTGCGGAAAGGGCAGGTGAACCTGATCGTCACCAGCCTCCCGCATTTTTACCGGGGGTTCAGCATCGGCGCGGCTATCTGCGAGTTCTTTCGCGTCTCTCGCCGGCCGGTGCGGGTGTTCATTCACAAGGTGACGATCGCCTTGTGGAGCCCGGTCCTGTGAATCTGACCATCGACTTTGAAACACGGAGCCGGGCAGATCTCAAAAAGACCGGCCCCTGGGTCTATGGGTCGCACTCGTCCACGCAGGTCCTATGCTTGTCGGTCAAGGTCGGCAAGGAGCCCTCGTGCCTGTGGCTGCCCAGCTTCACCTACGGGTGGCTGCCCATGGGCCACGGGCTGCCGATCATGACCGCCGACAGGCTGGTCGAGATCATCTCCGAAGCCGAGGAGGTCGAGGCCCATTCCGCCGAGTTCGAGCAGGCCATCTGGCACCACGTCATGGTGCGCCGGCACGCCTTCCCAGAGATCCCGCTCAACAAGTGGCGCTGCAGCGCGGCCCGTGCAGCCATGTGCTCGCTGCCCCGCAGCCTGGGCGAGGCGTGTTCGGTTCTGGGCCTCGCCACCCAGAAGGACATGGAGGGCAAGCGCATCATGATGAAGATGTGCAAGCCCCAGAAGAGCAAGAAGACCGTGATGCACGAGGGCCAGAAGGCCAGCGTCACCTCGGAGCACTGGCACGAAGACCCCGCTGACTTCGTGAAGCTCTGCCGCTACTGCCTGCAGGACACCGAGGCCGAGCACGATCTGTCCCGGGCCTTGCCGCCCCTGCCGCCAAACGAGCTGGCCATCTGGCGGGTTGATCAGTTGATCAACCGTCGGGGCCTGCTTGTCGATGTGGACTCGGCCCAGGCCATGGTCCGAGCCATTGCGGACTACGAGGTCAAACTCCTAGCCGAGTTCCGCGGCATCACGCAGGGCAAGCTCTCCAGCCCGAAGAAGATCCAGGCTTTCCTGGAGTACCTGAAGACCGAGTTCGGAGTGGAGCTCGACGACCTGCGGAAAAACACCGTGGTTGATGCATTGAAGGACTTGGAAGACGAGGACGAAGAAGGCTCTTGACACGTTCGCCACCAGCGTACAGTCAGCCCCACAACCAGGGCATCCGCCCTACAACCCCAAGGAGAACATCACCATGTTCGGACGTCTCACTACCCCCAACCTCCCCTCTGCCGCCGACGAGGTTTCCCACTGGACCGAGGTCAAGCGCAATGCCGTGAAGTCCGGCGATACCGCCCTGGCCGAACGCGCCAAGGCCAACATCGCCGAGGCCCAGGGCCGCAAGGCCAAGCAGCTGGCCACCACCCGGGTCATCGACCGGCGCGGCCTCCGCAAGACCGTCGCAGCCTGATCACCAGCCCGGCGGAAACCCCGCCGGGCCTTTTTGTTGAGGAGATACACCGATGACTGTCAATGAACTGATCGACCATCTGCAGGTTATCCAGTCTTCCGGCCATGGCGCGAAGGTCGTCGCCATCCCCGACATTCAGGGCGCGACGTACCAGGACGCCCAGGACGTGAAGATCTGCGCCCGTGGCCTTGGGAGCCGTCGAGAGGAGGTGGTCCTTGTCTACTGAACTCCCGCCCCTGGTCGAACTCCGCAAGCCCGGGCGGCCCTTTGCTCCGTTCATGATTGTCGAGATCCGCATGGCCACACCTCTCGGTGACGTAGCCGGCAACCAGATCGTGCGCGACTGGGGCCACGAGCCAGCCACGGAACTGGACATCCGCATCGCCGTTGACCGCCTGATCCGCACCATGCGCCGCTTCGTCTGGAAGCAGGGTCTCCAGTATGTCATCTGACTGGCAAGAATCAGCCCCCGAGATGGGTATAGGCACCTACGGGGATATGCAGACGCCGCCAAAGGCGGATAAGCCGGCCCCCCGAAAGAGCGATCCCCAGGTAAAGCGCCTCCTCGAGATCCGCCAGGAACTCTCGAAGGCGTCTACGGCCAAGTACAAGGCCCTGATCAACGGGCTCGATGGGGTGGACCACATCCGGTCATTGCTCATGTACCATGGTGCGGGCACCGGGCGCTGGACTGCGAAGCGGTTCCAGCCTCAGAACCTCCCCAGCCGCGGGCTTGCCGTCGATGCGGAGGGCGTCGATGGCGCCATTGCCGCAGCCAAGGTGGGCCTGCTCGAGGAGCTCTACAGCGACGTCATGGGTGTGGCCTCTGCGTGCATCAGAGGCATGCTCATCGCCTCGCCTGGGCACCGCTTCATCTCTGCGGACTTCTCGGCCATTGAGGGCCGGGTGCTGGCGTGGATGGCCGGCGAAGAGCATGTCCTCCAGGCCTACGTCGAAGGCAAGCGCCTCTACTGCGTGGCCGCCGCTGGCATCTACAAGGTGCCCTACGAAGAGATCAACGAGGGCCGGAAGCACGACCCGAAGTACAAGAAGATGGACTCCATCGGCAAGGTCATCGAGCTGGCCTGCGGATACCAGGGCAGTGTCGGCGCTTTCAAGGCCATGGCCGAGGGCTATGGCGTCGAGGTGCCGGAGGACGAGGCGAAGGAAGCCATCTACGCATGGCGCGAATCCAGGCCCCTCACGGTGGCTCTGTGGCGAGGCATGGAGCAGGCGGCCATCGAGGCCGTGATGAGCCCCGGCACCGTCACGACCTACCAGATGGTCAAGTTCAAAGTCATCGGCAAGTACCTGCTGATGAAGCTGCCCAGCGGGCGGTTCCTCTACTACTTCAACCCCAACGTCGAAGAGAAAGAGATGCCCTGGAAGGACGACCAGGGCAACCCCTGCTACAAGGATTGCGTGTCATACTGGGCCGTCGATTCCTACACCAAGAAGTGGTCGAAGTGCTGGGGGTATGGAGGGCTGTGGACGGAGAACGCAGTCCAGGCTGTGGCCCGGGACCTGATGGCCTCGGCCATGCTCCGCGTCGAAGCAGCCGGATACCCCGTGGTATTGACAGTCCATGACGAACTCGTAAGCGAAGCCCCTGTAGACCACGGTTCCGTGGAAGACTACGTCAAAATCATGTGCGACAGTCCGGCTTGGGCGGCCGGGTGCCCTGTCGCCGCAGAGGGCTGGTCCGGTCCTCGTTACAGGAAGTAGTTATGTCCAAGGTCTGGAAACCAATACCTGGGTGGGCCGGCTTTTACGAGGTGAGCGACGGCGGCGACGTTCGCTCGGTCGATCGTAACTTTGAGGTGCTGGCGCCCGGCCGCGCCCGGCATTTGAGATACCTGCGAGGACGGCTTCTGGCCGCTACGGAATCACCCAACGGGTACTCACTCGTGGTGCTGAGTCGGCCTCGCTGCGCGGCAGTGCATAGGTATATCCACCGCCTCGTCCTGCTCGCTTTCCAAGGCCCTTGCCCCGAGGGTATGGAGGTGTGCCACAACAACGGAATACGGGCAGACAATCGGCTTGAAAACCTCAGGTATGACACGAGAGCGGCCAATGCTCGGGACCGGGTGGCCCACGGCACAGCGGCCTCGCTCAAGGGCGAGAACAACCCTTCTTCGAAATTGACCGACGCAGATGTGCGGATGATCCGCACGTCTAAAGAGTCCGCACGATCCATAGGCCGGCGCCTTGGAGTCTCACACAACATCGTGGCTGCCGCTCGCCGGGGCACAGCCTGGGCCCACATCTAGGAACCCGAAGTGAATTACAAAAACATCAGCCACATCTACCTGGACATGGATGGCGTCCTCGCCAACTTTGTGCAGGCCTGCATCGACCTGACAGGCGCCAGGGTCACGCACGACCAAGTGTCGTCGTGGAACCTCGGAGACCACCTGGGTGTGCCCATGGCCGAGCTCTGGCGCCAGATCGACCGGGAGGGTCACCTCTTCTGGAAGAACCTCAAGGGCTACCCGTGGACTACGGAGCTCGCCATGCTGTGCGGGTCGTCGGCGCCCAGGTGCTCGATCCTCACGGCAACCAGCGACCGCCCGCATGCTGTGGCTGGCAAGGCGCTCTGGCTCGACGGCCGGACCTACGGAGGATTCCCGGTCACTTACGTCGGGAACTCGAGGCACAAGGCCATGTTCGCCCGCACCCGTGGCGACGTGCTCATCGACGACAGCAACGAGAACTGCGAGGACTGGGCCCGCTGCGGCGGCACGGCCATCTGTTTCCCGCAGCCCTGGAATCGCCAATCCCACATCACCACCCACGCTGGCAAGATGGCCTACGTCATCGATCAGCTCTCCTCCGTACCCAAGGAATAGCCCATGGCTACTGCATCTATCACCATCACCGACACGGCTAAGGGCGTCGATATCAAAATCGAATCGGACCCCCCGTTCCCGGGGCCCGCCGCTGAAGATCAAACGCTGACCAACGCGCAGGGGGCCGTCATTCACCTGCTCGGAGTCTTGCAAGGATTGTCCGAACCCCAGGAAGGCTGAATCATGATCATCGCCCTCTACTCCCCCAAACCCCAGTCTGGCAAGACGACCGTCGCCCGCTACCTGCAGGAGTGCCACGGCTTCCGCCGGGTGCCCTTCGCCGGCACGCTGAAGGCCATGATGCGACCGATGCTCATGGACATCGGCTACGACCTCGTCGAGATCGAGCGCCTCGAGAACGGCGACAAGACCCAGGTGATCCCCGGTACCGAGCGCACCCTGCGCCACCTGTACCAGACCCTGGGGACCGAGTGGGGCCGCAACGCCGTGGATCCGAACCTGTGGGTCAACGTCTGGCAGCAGAAGGTCGCCCTGATGGAGCGCACCTTCCGCAACATCGTCGTCGATGACATGCGATTCCCGAACGAGCTCGATGTCGTCCTGGCCCTGGGCGGAGAGGCCTGGGCGATCGATCGGACCTCGGCCCAGGCTGTGGAAGGCCACGCCAGCGAGGGGGCCCTGAACTCCTATCTGTTCCCGGTGATCCTCGAGAACAACGGGTCTCTCGAGGACCTCTACGCTGGCGTGGACGCAGCGATTCTCGGCGCCGCGGCCTGACAGCGCACGCCAATGAAAAACCCCAGGCCACTCGGCCCGGGGTTTTTTTTTTTTTTTTTTTTTTTTTTTGTTTGCGGATCAGCTCGCCGCGTATCGGTAACTTGCCCAGGCTCCGCTGTGGTACACCCGGTAGATCAGGTTTCCTGCCGTGCCGTAGCCTGTACCGCCCACCGTGGCGGTCCCGTTCCGCACCAAAACGGTGAAGTGCGCCCCCTGGTGGGGGCTCGGGTCGGTGATGGTGGCAGTCGCCGTGACGACGTGGAAGGCCCCCTCGATCGCCGTTGTCGATGAAGAGACCTCAACTCCGTTGCCGCCTTGGAGGATTGGAGGAATGGTGGTCGTTGGCATGGCTTACGTTTCCCAGAGTGGTATTGGGCTGGAGTTCAGTCCGCGAACGCGGTCACCGAGGGCGCGGACGAATACGTTACCGCAAAGGTCTCCCCAGGGCCGATGCGGAGGTGCCCAGAGGACATGCCGCTGATGTTGGTGCCGTTCTTAGCGATCCCTGAGACCGTCCCTCCATGGATGTGGACGGAAAGCCAGTAGGGGAGCACATTAGTGTAGGCCACTGTAGACGCAGGAAGCGTGAGGGCCACGGGCCCGACCGGCTGAAAGCCGATGTTGTTGGCCACGATGCGGTTTTTGCTGCCTGCGGCGTGCGCCACTGCGCTGAACCCGCTCGTGGTTCCGACAAGACGGTTGCCCGTGATGGAGTACTTGGTCACGTCGGATGCGACAGTCACCCCGTGGGTCGCGGTGTACGTCGGCAGCGCGATATCGACATCCCCGAGGGTGTTGCCGCTGATGGTCACGTCGTCAGCGCCGTTCAACCGGATGGCCGGAGTTCCGAGGGCGAGGCCGTTGCACGAAGTGATTTGGCACCCGCTGACCAAGACTTGAGTTACCCCAGCGCCCAGTTCGATGCCGCACAGCCCAGCCAGAAGCACTCGGGATTGCCCGAACTGGAGAAGCTGCACCGCGCCGCTACTCACGGCGACAGTCTCCACGGCGTGATTGAGGCTCGCGGTGAGCCAGCACCCGGTGACGTGGACGCGCAGCACCAGAGACCCGACTCCGTTCGCGGCCATGTAGACCGACTGATTGCGGGTGAAGTCGAAGATGTTCTGGTTAAACCAGATGTTCTGGAGAACCTTACCCCCCGCAGCAGAGATAACCGCTCCCTGGTAGAACCGTTGAAAGATAGAATTGCTGACCACCAGTGTATCCAGGTGGTCGTTCTGGACCGAGATTCCGCCCCCGCCGATCGCGCTGCTGGTGCCGGAGGACCCCGTGCCAGAGGCAATGCAGTCGGCATCGTTGATGTAGATGCCGGCTGCTCGGTGGATGTCGAAGACATAACCGCCGACGTTCGCCATGGCCGAGGAGAAGTTATCGCAGAATACCAAGTTGCAGCCGACGGTGGACCCCGTGAAAATGACCCCTCCCCCACCATTCTCGAGATGGATGTTGTTGATGAACCCCCGGGCCAGTCCTTCGCAGGCGATAGCATAGTGCCCGTTGGACGGGGTGCCGACGACTTCGAACCCGATGTCCTCGATACCCGCGTTTGACGTCCCGACAGCCCCGCTTCCGATAGTGACGAAAGTCCCATTCCCAGAACGGACGAGCGTCGATAGGCGAGGCCCCGCGCCGCGGACGACGGAGAAGTTGGAGGTCACCGCGAAAGTCCCGGAGACGACGTACCGCCCTGCGGGGAAATAGAGCACCGCTCCAGTGGCCCGGCCATTGACCACAGAGGCCGCATTCTGGATAGATGCTGTGTCATCGGTGACCCCGTCCCCCTTGGCCCCGAAATCTTTGACGTTTACGACATCAGCGAAACGCTCGGACAGCCGACGAGGGGTGTCGGTTCCGGTGGCGACGATGTTCCCGTCAGGGACTCCGGTCGGCAGCGTCTTCGGGATACGAACCTCGACCTCGGCCACTCCGACAGGGATGGGCGACGTGAGGATGAGGTACAGCGTCGAAACCCCGTAAGTCGCACGATGCTGAACCACCCCGTCGAAAGTGACCAGGATCGACTGGGCCGAGGCCGGCGCCTCGGAGAGCGTCAGCGCCGTCGTCACACCCCCGGTGAAACTGACGCCGGACAGGAAGCGGTCGACGACCCAGTTGCCAGCAATGGCGTCTGAGGCAGAGACGGTCTCGATGTTGGTAAACGACTCCCCGTCGGTGCTGCCGAGGAGATACCCGGCGCGGGGAACGGGCAGCTCCAGGACTCCGCCGAACGAAGCCGGGACACGCAACGCCCGCCCGACCCGCTCGTCCAGTTGCTGGGCGGCCATGGTCAGTTTGTCGTAGGCTGCCTCGTGCGCGTCAGGGAACCAGCCGCCGCTGTTGTCCAGGTCCAGTTCCTGCGTGATCTCGACCTCACGGAGGATAGTGACCTCGTAGCCCGATGGCAGCGTGGTAGCCGACGTGATGCTGCCGCCTGCGGTGCCCGCGGTGAACGACACCGAGTAGTCCGTCGTCAGGGTGAGTAGCACCTCCTGCGAAGTCACCGTGTCGAGCCGATAGACCTTGAGATCCTCGGCCGCAGTGATCGGAAAGGAGAACGGGAAGACCGTGGTGGCCCCGTTCGTGGCGAACGGGCCGGCGCGATTGCTGTCGGTAGGAACGGTCATTTCTGGCCTCGCTTGTCAGGGTCCGGGATGAGGATGGTGAAGGCGTCGTTGAGTTCGTTGAGCCACTTGTCGTCGTCGTTGAAAGCCTCCGCCTGACGGATGCCCTCATAGGATCTCTCGAAGACCCGGCTCGCAGGGACGCGAGTGACGAACGATACCAGATCGGCGACTGCCCACAAGGCACGCTGGGTCTTCTTCTCGTCGGGGTCGGACAGGTCCTCTGCCAGCTTGGCCATCGACCGCACGCCTCCGACCAACATGTCCAGACCGCTGAAGGTCGGGATGGATTCGCCGAACTTCCGGGGCTGATCGGACAGCGAGAGGTTGACCACCTCTCGCAGGATCGGCATGCCGACGAACTGGTAGGCGCCGAGTTCCAGCCAGTACTTCTTGGCCTTCTCTTCCTCGGGCGGCCAGTTGCCCCACAGGAGGTCCATCATGGCCAGGGTGGCCATCGGTGCGACCATGCCTTCGACGAAGATCTTGTAGCCGTACTGGGCCGGGTTGATGGCGCCCTCGCGGACAGCGTGCATGTAGAACCGCTGGCGGCTTCCGAAGTGGAAGGTCGATGTGCTGAAGCTGGTGAGCAGGCGCATCCACCCACGCTTGTCCCGCTGCAGAGCGGAGAGGTCGAGAGGGCGGGTGTTGCCCGGCACCGTCGCGGCGATGGCCTTGTCGGCTTCGTTGGCCGCATCGGCGGGGGACATGCCGTCGCGGAGGCGGCGAGTGTAGGACCCGTACCACATCGGCCGAGCGAGCAGCGAGTCCATGATGCGGATCGGGTAGAACATGGCCTGCTGCACCTTCCGCAGGCGCGGCTTGTCCAGCCAGTTCACCATCTTCAGAGCGTCGGCTACGTCCCGGTCGGCAGCCATCTCGCGTTCAGCCATGAACGGGGACAGTTCCCGGATGTCCTTGGTGACCGAGATCGGCGCCGCCGCGAAGCCCTTCAGCCCCAGGGCGAGGTTGGTCCAGCCCTCGTCGCTGGCGTAGTTGAAGATGGCCGGGATCTGCTTGACCACGGTGCCGAAGTTCAGGCCCAACATCCAGGCAGTGGCCGCCCCGCGCATGTTGTCCAGGGCCCGGTCCCACTGGTCGATCATGCCGGCCTCGGGGAGGCCGATCTCGGCGAGCATCTTGCGGATGTTCTGGTAGGCATCCTTGCCGAACTTCTGGACGAAGAGCTGCTTGAAGGCCGGGTCGCGCACGATGCGGTAGACGTCCACCACGGTCTCCGAATAGGAGACGTACTGGACGGTGTCGCGCAGGTGCGAAGTCAGGCTGCCGAGCGACAGCGACAGGGGCTTGCCGCCCGTGTTCGTGCGCTTGATGGTCATGCCCTTCTTGGTGCCCACGAGGGGGAACATGGCCCCGGCAGCGTTGGCCAGCTCCTCCGCTTCGGACTGCTCGGCGGCCCGGTCGGACAGAGCCGTGTCGAACTTCACCGGGTAATAGCCCCCCTTGACCTGGATCTGCTTGCCGTCGGCAGTGATGACCTCGAACGGGTCAGCCTCCACCTTGGCCAGGGGGAACCCGTTGCGCCGTTCGAATACGGAGGCGAGGTCGGGCCAGAGGCTGTTGACCGTGTCCCAGATGTTCTGGACCTGGGCCCAGTCCTCTTCGGTCATGATCTTGGTGATGCTCTGCAGGCGGGCCACGTCAGGCTCGCCCTCGGTAACCATCCCCAGTCCGCGGGCCATGGCCTCGGCGTTGTAGATGTTGCCCGAGTTCAGAGCCACGACCAGGATGTTTTCGAAGGTCCACCCGACCCGGCCGTTCTTCCGCATGTCCTCGGTGACCGGCACGCCAATGTCGACATACTTGGGGTAGTCGCGCATCCGCTTCTGGAAGTGGGCCATGGGCCCGCCGATGGAGGCCATCAGCTTCTCGAAGCGGACGTACCGCTCGTTGGACTTCTCGTGCAGAGGGTCGTAGAGGTACTTCTCAGCGGGGCCTGCCCGGCCCTCGGGCGAAATGTTCTTGAACCCGTCCATGGCCCGCACGCGGAACAGCCACAGGTTCAGGGCAGCGAGGTACCCGTCGGTGAACTTCGTCGCACGCTGGCCAACGCTGCCCTCCTCGAAGACCTTCTTGTCGGTCAGCCGGGAAGCCACGGTCATGATCTCGGCCGCAGCGTCCTCGGCCTTCACCTTACCCCCCAGGATCTTGTCGCTCACCATCTGCCGACCCCGGGTCTCGAGGAAGCGCATCAGGTGATCCAACTCGGTGAGCTGGTCGATCGTCAGGGACTTCCAGTGCAGAGCCTTGCCGTCGTTGTCCAGCCAGCGCCCGTCGATCACTTCGTCGCTGAACCCGGCGAGCACGTCCATCGCCGGCTCGTAGAGTTCGCTGTCGGGGTCCTTCTGCGCCGTCAGCAGCGAGCGGAGCGCCGGAACCTTCTCGATGCCCGGCAGAGCCAGCACGCGGATCGGCAGCAACTGGTGGCGCACGGCCAGCACCAGCGCATTGATGTGGAAGTTGAAGTCCACGGAGCCGGCCTTGGCCTGGGACATCTTGTTGACCCGGGCCTCGATGGCCTCGACGTCGTCTTTCATGCCCCGGGCGATGCGGGCCGCCTCGAGGTGAACCCGTGACTGCCTGTTGCGGGCCAGTGCCTCGTCGAAGTTGCCCTTCACCGCTGCGGCCCGCTCCTGGCGCTGCAGCTTGGCCATGGTCTGGAGGAACCGATCGACCTTGACGGCCTCTCCGACGGGGAGGTTGGCGAGCATGCGCTCGGCCTCGGCGCGGACGCCCTTCTGGTCGGAGGACTTCCGGCCCAGGGACTGGGCGAAGTACTCACCGGACGCGGCCAAGACCTCCTGGTATTCAGGGGTCTCGGCCATGGCGTCGGCTGCGGTGTAGGAGGACCACTCCGCGTCGGCCTTGCCCTTCACCACGCGCCGGATGGCGTAAGGCAGGGAGGGCGTGTCGCGCAGGAGATCGACGAGCGACTTGCCGCTGTCGAATCCGAACTCGGCGGCCACCGTGTCGGGGTCGGTGCCCAGCCCGTCGGCCGCAGCCAACCCCTTCGACTGCAGCAGCGAGGAGACCCTCTTGCCGTAGCGGTCGATCAGCGTGGCGACATCCAGGGGAGCAGACTTCAGGTACTCGGCGGCCTTGTAAATCGGGAGGTCCTTGAGATCCTTCTCGGCCTGGGCCTTCCAGCCCTCCAGCTTCTCGGAGATGGCCGCCGCACGCCGGGCGTAGAGGCGGTCCTCGAGCTTCTGGCGGGCCGAATCCATCAGGTCAGAGATACGGGTCCGTTGGGCCTTGAACTTGTCGTCCTCTCCCTTGGCGCCCGGCGGAATGGCCAGCTCCAGGTCCATCTCGTTCAGCTGCGATTCGGATTCCAAGGTCAGCAAGCGATCGAAGACCTCGATCACCTCGGGGGTGAGGTTGACCTTGGCTCCGCCGACCTGCTCGAGGCCGGCCCGGGCGTCGCCCGTCACGACCTTCTCGTAGATGCGGGTCAGCCACCGGCGGAAGGTGCCGAAGGCCTCGGACAGCGACTTCGTGGGAGCCTTGCCGCGGAGCAGGTAGGCCTCGAAGTTCACCGCGAACGTCTCGTGCTGATTGCGGGTGATCGCTTCGCCCTCGTTGCCCAGCCAGCCCATCAGGGTGTTGTAGTCCTCGATGGTGCGGGGGCCGGCGTAGCCATTGGCCACGACGTTGTGCATCTCCTCGAGGAAGATGTGCCCGGTCTCGTGGAGCACGGTCGAAAGGTCGGCCCCGTCGAACAGGGAGACGATGTACTTGTCGTCGACGATCTTCAGCGAGCCACGGGCTTCGCCGTTGCCGGTCTGCCGGTACTCGCGGATCGGAACGTCCTGGAATATGACGTAGTTGTAGTAGTCGCCGTTGCCCTCGTCGCCGAGATACCGATTCCCGACGATGCCCTCGGCGGCGAGAGCATCGCTCACTGCCTTGTCACGGTTGAAGTCCAGCCCGTGGGCCTGTCCGGCCATGGACGACATGAGCTTATACGCCTCTCGGCCGGTAAGCGATTCCACCCGGTCGCGGACGACTCCATCGGGCGGGTTGCCTCCCGACTTCCGGCCGAGGAACATCCACATGCCCGGATGGTTCCGACCTTTTTCCGGCATCCCTTCGATGAGGCGATCCACCGCCCGTTGGACCGCCGCGAGAACACGGGGGTGCTTTTTGAGAGGCCTGTTCCAGTCCAGGTAGTTGTCGCCCGTGTCGTCGGGGATGTCGACGGTGTAGACCCGGCCAGCCACGCGAGGCTGGCGGTCTTCCACATCTGCGGCGTCCACAGCTGCGGATAGTTTGGCCAAGGTTTCGGCGTAGCCGTTGGCCAGGGCCCACTTGCTGGCGTCGATGATCTGCCGGTACAGGAGCGTAGAGGGCAGCTCCTCGAGGCTGGCCGTGTTCTGGCGCAGGTATTCCTCAGTCACCCCTCCGCCCACCAAGTCGAGCATCTCGAGGAGCACAGCCTTGTTGGGCTTCTCTCCCCGCGCACGAGCAGCCTCGGCCGAGGCTTCGACCGCAGCGCGAGCCAGTGCGTCGATCTCGGCTTCGGCGTCCTGCTTGGCCTGCTGAACCGGAGACGCCTTGGCGATGCCCGCCGAGTTCTGGTCGCGGTACCATTCGGCGACGCCCTTCTCGGTGGTGACGTAAAGCCCCCAGCCCTCGAACTGCGTGCCCTCGCCGCCTTCACCCCCGACAGCGTCGTAGGACAGCTTGTCATACACCTCGGAGTTGCCCGTCCCGTGATAGGCCGACTGGAAGAACTCCCGCCGGCTGTCGAAGGTGTTGCCCAGGCTCTCGGCGCCCACGGTCTGGATGGCCGACTGCTTCAGGTAGGTGGCCCTCTCAGCGTCCGTCGGGGCCGGCATCTCAGGTCTCACGAGACCTTTACCGACAGGATCGTCAATCTGTTTGACGGAAACCCGGTCGAGGCTGTAGAGCACGGGGAACCAGGGGCCCTCCTTGCTCGAGTAGAAGAACTTGAAACCCGCCTTGCGGCCCTGGTCGTCGGCCCAGTTCCGGCGCTTCACAGCGTCCGAAGGGAACTTCTCGGACGCACGGGCGCGGATGCCGAGCGGGTCCTCGTAAATGTCGTAGACTTCTTCGGGGTCAACCGTCACCTCGTAGGCCGCAGTGGCCGGGACCATCGACTCCAGCCGGTACCGGCCCATCAGACCGAAGTTCAGGCGCTTCTTCAGCCCCTGCTTGTAGAGCGCAGCCTCCTGGCCGGCCCCTGCGGTGCCCGCGAACTTCGGGTCCAAGGACTTCAGCCCGGGCGTGCTCGACCAGTGGATCAGTTTGAAGGGCTTGCCGATCTCGACAGCCTCCTTGACCGTGCGGGGCAGTTCACCCTTCTTGGGCTTCGACTGCTGCAGTTCCTTGGCGGGCTTGAAGCGTGCGTTGAAGTCCAACTTCACGCTGAAGGCCCGGCCATCGGGCAGCACCGAGTGGAAGGCCTCGGCCTTCGCAGCCTCACCAATCTTCACCCCTCCAGCGGGCACGACGGACCCGTCGTTGTAGGTCAGGCCGGCGTTGGTGAGCACCGATTCCTGACGGTACTTGGCGCCCAGCTTCTCAGCGGCGGGCAGATCGGACAGGATCAGGAAGGAAGCGCCCTGGTCGGCGCCTTCGTAGACGCCCTTGACCTTGAGGAACTCGACGCCCTTGCCGATCAGCTCGGCCTCGAGGTCGGCGTTGGCCTGCACATTGGCCGCTACGGTGGCGTCGCCCAGGGCTTCCTGGGTCGCGGTGATGACGGACCAGCCCGGGCGGAGCAGAGCCCCTGCCAGATCGGTCGTGAAGTCGGCGAGCTCAACAGCCTCGTCGATGCCCGCGGAGGCGTCTTCCGGGCCATCCTCGACACCTTCGTTCATCACCCACTCAGGCAGAAGGCCGACCTTCTGGTCCGCGTAGACGGTGGCCTTCTGATTGGCCCGGTTGGCTTCCCCGTGGGGCCCGAAGTTCACCCAGCTGTTCTGCCCACGGGTCTCGGTCGTAGCGGCCCGGGCTGCCAGCGGCGAGTACATCCGCATGTGGGACTGCCAAGTGTTCTCCTCGCCAGAGGGCCCGAAGCCGACGCCTTCCTTGCCGTGGCCGAACACGTCATGGACGATGCGGAACACGTCATTGGCGAGCAGACGCTGGCCGTCGATGTACTCATCCGTGGGGGCGAGCAGGGGGTTATCCTGAATAGCGCCGTCGCCGAAACCCGACTCGGTCGGGTAGAGCCGCAGGTGCCCCTTGCGGAGGTCGTCGAGGACCTGCTTCGGGCCCTCGGGGTACGGGTCGGCCATGCCGGACTTGATGATCTCGACCTTCAGGCCCAACTCCTTCACCGACTGGTACTGGGCCAGGGTCTCGTCGATCAGGGCCTTGTAGGCCGCCTTGACGTCGGGGCTCTGAGGGTCGTGCTTCATCGCCTCGAAGGCCTTAGCAATGCGGGCACCCCGGGCCGGATCAGCCTTCACAAAGGCTTTCTGCCGGCGAACCGGGAGGCCGGCCTTCACCACGTACTTCTTGGCCGCCTCGACGATAGACCGAACAGGCCCGGGACTGGACTCGGGCAGACCGGCCAAGGGGGTCATGTCGCTGACCGTCACTCGCGGGTCGCCCATGGGCGCCACCGGGTTCATCTCCTCTTCGCCAATCGGCGTGCGGTCCTGCTCGGCGGGCAGAGGGCGGTTCAAACGCTCCGAGACCACGCGTGCGGCGGCCTCCTCGTAGGACACGTCGGCGGAATCCCGGGCGCCCATCTCTCCGTAGAGGCGCTTCTCGAAATACCAGAGGATGGCCTGGATGTCGGCCACCGAGGTGTTGAACCCGCGGCGCTTGAGGTTGGACTTCGCCTTGGCCACGGTGCCGAGCATGAAGGTCCGGTCCTTCGAATTGTCCGGGATATCCCGGAGATTCACGAAGGCTGCCTTGTAGAGCGTGTTGGCCGCCTTCTCGATCTCGGTGCCGTTCTTGAAACCCTTGGCCGAATAGGCCTCCGTCGGGGAGACCGTCTCAGCCAAGGCCTCGTCGTCGCTGATCTCGGGCTTGCCGAGCAGACCCTTGAACCGCTCGAGGCCGGCCTTGGTGGGGGCGCCCAGCAGCACGCCACGGTAGCGGTTGAAGGTGCGAGACCACCAGCGGTCCATGGTCAGGTATCCATCGGCGCCCATCAGGTTGGCGTAGAATGCGCCGAGCTTCGGGCCCAGGATGACGGCGCCCATCGGCAGAACGATGTCCACCTGATAGTCCGTAGAGAAGTCGAGCTCCTGCTCGGCCGCGATCTGCTTCAGTTCCTTCACCGTCTTCTGCTGCATCAGGAACTTCGACATCTCGGCCGCCCCCATGCGGTCGTAGAGGTCCTGAAGGCGCTGCAGGTGAATGGCCGTCTCGCCCTCACGCTGACTGCCCCGGCTCATCTCGAAGCGCCCGGTGTCCTTGAAGGCCTTGTAGATGTCAGCCGCATTGGTGAAGTTCGTGAAGACCTTCTCGCCGTTGCTGGTGATAGCCACCAGAGCGGTGAACACGTCGCGGCTGTTCTTGTCGAAAGCGAGTTCGGGGAACTCCTCGGCGAAGATGTCGAGGGCCCTCTGAAACTTCACCCCGTACCAGCCAGCGCCGGACTTCTCGGGGTTCTGCATCTCGAACTCGACCTCGTCAGCCATCCACTTGGCGATCTTGGCCTGGGCCTCGGGGCTCCGGTCCTTCGGGTCGATGCTCCCCCACTTGGCCCGCTGGCGGGCCTCTAGGGCCGCAGCCACCTGACGGGTGGTGTAGGTGCCGCCGGGCTTGAGACCGTACTTCTTCAGGGTCTCGCTGCCCTTGCGGAGCGTGACAGCCTGGAATAGCTCGTCGATGTGTGCGTCCAGCAGCTGCGATGCGCCGGCCGAGGCCACGTCCGCAGAAGGGATGTCCACCGGGCCGGGGGCGCCGATCTGGCCACGAATGTCCTCGGCCTGGGCGCTGACCCGGTCGGAGAACTCCTTCGCCGCCTGCAGTTCCGCAGCGTCCTGGGCAGTGCCCGATGCGACCAACTCCGCAGCCCGGGCCTTGAGTGCCTCGGCTTCCTTCGGGTCGAGGTCAACTTTGGCGAGGCAGTCGGCGAGGGGCATATCAGCTCCGGGTAAGGCAGTCCATCAAACGCTGGGCCTTGCTGGCCCGCTCGCGCAGCGTAGCGACCGCCTGCTCGGCGTCCACCTCGGAGCCCTCTCCGGTCTTGACCTTCTTGCCCTGGAGGTCCAGCCGGGGGACAGCCCGGATCTGGGCGAGCACGCCATCGATGGCGCCGACAGCCTGGGCCGCCTGGGGGTTGACCGTGGTCAGCCCGGTCAGGACGTCCACCCGAGCAGCGGCACCATTCGGGAGGTCGGCAAAGCTGATGCGTGCCAGGGCCGTCTTGCCCTGGGGGCCCGCCGAATCGACGATCTGCTGGCGGATCTTGGCCAGGGTCTCCTGGGCAGCGCCGGCATCCCCAGCCTTGAAGCTGATCTTCTTCAGCAGCGAGGTGGGGTCGGCTCCGGGGTTGTTCATGAACAGGCTACGGGCGCCGCGGAACAGGGGCAGCAGCGAGGTGCGGGCGGTCTCGTCATCCAGCTTGGCTGCGGTCTTGAACTCCTTCAGGATCCGGGATTCCTCGGCCTTGATGACCCGGGCAGCCTTCTTCGACGAGGCCTCCTCGCTCGGGCCGTCGCCTTCGGTCTTGACCTTGTCGGCCTCGTCGACGTTCATCGCGCCGGGGCTCTGCCGGACAAACGGCAGGATCTGATCGCGCACGCTGGCGGGCAGGTCGGTGACCAGTTTGGCCATCGAGATCTCGACGGTCGACCCGGCCGCCGCAGCCTGCTGGATCTGGGACTTGGTGACGCCGGCGGCCTCCAGAGCCTGGGCAGCGCGGATGTCCTGGATGACCGGCATCAGCGATTCGCCATCGACAAAGACGCTGGCCTTGGCCATTTCCGGGGAAGCGGACTGCAGGAACGACTGCATGACCGTCTTCGACCGCTCGGTGGTCTTGGCCGCGTCGATCTGCGAGATCAAGGTCTGGGTAGCCTGGGCAAAGTCGGAGGCCTGGGTAGCCTTGGCCACGATGGCTGCCTGCCTCGCTTCGCCGATGCCCACGCCGCCGCCGACGATGCCACCGATCAGGCCTGCCTGGATGCCATCGGCGAGCGAATCCTGCAGGCTCATCCCCTTGACAAGAAACGACTGCAGGAACTGGTCGAGGCCTTCTTCCGTGGCTTCGCCCGCAGCGGTCTTGCCGACGCTCTGGGACAAGATGGCCCGGGTGGTCGCCCGGGGGTCCTTAGCCGCCGTGAGGAGGCGGCCCAGGGCCTTGTCGGCGTTGGGGCCCAGGTACCGGGTCAGGGCGCCGGTGATGACGCCCGAGAGCACTGCCTTGGCGCCGGCCTCACCGCCGGACATGCCGTCAGCCCGGAGGTCGGCGTAAGTGCCGCCCGTGGACTGCGCCGCGCCGGCCGCTGCGAATGCCCAGGCTCCGCCGCCCGTCAGCAGTCCAGCCATAACGCCGGGGGCCAGGGATGTGACCGCAGAGCTGATCTCGGCGAGACCGACCCGGCGGCCCAGGATCGTCGTGGCGAGGTAGCTGTCCCGGTCGAGTTTGGCCTGGGCATCGGCCGCCTGCTGGGGCGAAGCGCCCGTAACGATCTGATCCAGGGAGGCGTTGATGTCTCCGAGGACCTTGGCGCGGAAGGCCATGTCCGCAGCCACCCCGTCGGCGCCAACAGCCTCGGCGCCCATCTGCACGATCCCGGTCCCGGCTCGGCCAATGGCACCGACGCCTGAGGAGAGCCCCCGGGGGACCTCGAGCAGAGAGGCCTTGATCTTCTCGCCCACGGTCGCGCCGGCGGTGAAGGACCTGTGCCATGCGTCCGAGGATTCCGTGATGCGATCCAGCGCGTCGGTGTCGTCGTGCGAGATCGAGGCGTAATTCGGGTTCTCGGCCATCCACCGGGCGACCCGCTCGTTCTTGTCGAGCACGCGCACGCGGGTGTCTCGCTCGAGCAGGTCGCTGACGTCCGTGGCGGGGGCCCCACGGATCGTCTCGACGGGCATGCCAGAGCGGCGGGAGAGGTCGAGCAGCCGGCCCTCTTCGTCCGGCTTTACCCCAAGCGACAGCCCCTGCCGGACCGCGTCATCGGCAGCCTGGACGTCGCCGTCGTGAAGAATCTGGCTGATGTCGTCGGGCATGTTAGCGGACCACGTTGGTGATGACGTTCTCGGCCGCCGTGCGGATCAGCCGGCGCGGATCATCGCTCTTTTTCAGTTCAGCCGTGAAGGCGTCGTACTGGCCGTTGTCCTGCAGGTAGGTGGACAGCCATTTCGGCAGCGAACTCTGCGACAGCGCAGAATCCAGCTGGACGCGCATGGCCGCCTCGCCGAACTTATCGCCGACCCGGGCCTCGTTGACAGCGATACGCAGGGCTTTCTCAGCCGCAAGCTGACGGGCGTTGCTGGCCGCCTGGGCCTGCTTGGCCTGGGCGAACGCTGCGGCTCGGGTAGCCACGAAGGTGTCCCGATCGACGAGTACACGCTCGCCTTCGTTGCCGACGGGGAACAAGCCCCCGACGCGCTTGGCCAGGATGTAACGGGCCTCCCGCTCTTCGGGGGCATTTTCGGCCGACACGGTGCTCGTGCTGGACGTCGTCATGTCCTCGAAGATGAACGAGTTCCCAGACCACAGCGGGCGGCCGTCGGGCCCCCGCTTGATCTGCTTCTTGGTCGTCTCTTCGGTGACCTGCTTCGTCGGGGAAGGGTCCAGGGCGGCGATCTGCCGCTCGATGTCGGCCCGGCGCTTCGGGTCCTTGGTCTTGTCGAGATCGGCCTTGAGCCGGTTCTGCTCGGCGACCATCTCGGCCCCGACGGCCTTGATGTCGTCCTCTTCCCAGGAGGCCCGGTCAACCGCCGGGCCGGGGATGAACGAGGCTTCCTTGCCCGTGGCGATGGCATTGATGAACGAGCCTTCGTCATCCCCGTAGCGACCCTGCCAGAGGAACTTCTGCAGCTCCTCGCGGATCGTGATCTGGTTCGGAGTGGTGTCGGCGGGCCACCGCTTCGACATCTCGCTGAAGATCGCCCAGGTGAGGTTCTGATCCTTCTCGTTCTTCGGATCCCACTTCTGGCCCAGGGTCCGACCTGCAGCGAAGACATCCTCCTGAGTGAGCCCGTTGATGGCCCCCTTGCCGTCGAACATCTTGACCAGCTTTTCGACCGACGCCGACGGCAGCCCCGCCTGGGCCGCGTCGGTGACCAGAGATTCCTTGTTCTGATAGGCCCCGTCGCGGATGCCCTGGGCAAAGACCGACTCGCTCGCGTTGATGCGGACGGGGTCCTTCAGGGTCACGCGATCTTTGGTGTCCTTGTCGCCGAAAGCCTGGATGGCCCGAGCCCGAAGGCCCATCCGCAGGTATTCCGGGGCCTCCTCGATGGCCCTCTCCGCAGCGGTCAGAGTTCCCGCACCGGCCACGGCAGTGGACCAGCGGACCTCCTCGGCAGCGAGTTCCGAGGACCTCTGACGACGAAAGTCGGACACGCGGGCCTGGAAGCGGTTCTCACGCCGGCGGCCCTCCTCGGCCGAGATCGTGCCGGCCTCCACTTCCGCCCGGATCTGCGCGGTGCCGTCAAACTCCATGCGGTTGACCTCTTCGAGGTTCACCTGCTGGGTCTTCGGGGCCACGGTCTTGATCACGCCGTTGACGTAGTTCTCGTCGTCGGCCACCTGGGACTTGGCCTTGATCCGCCCGTCTAGTTCCGTGGCCGCCTCGGGGGTGAGCATGCCGGACTTCTGGGCCTGGGCGAAGTAGGCCTTGGCCTTCTCGAGTTCACCCCGGCCGATGAGGGTGTTGACGCCAGTTCCGACAGCCTGGGTGGTGAAGCTCAAGCGAGCCAGCTTGCGCTGCTCCTCCGAGAGATCCCCGTCGCTGTCGATCAGCGTCAGTCCACGGACCATCTCACTCTTGGCCAACTCCGTCTCGGGATTGGCGCCAACGGCCAGGGCCGCAGAAGTGATGCTGGCCTTGCGGGTCTCGATCTGGACGACCCGGTTCTGGTCAACCCAGTGCTTGTCAGCGTCGAGGGTGTTCGCCCGGGTGGCGTTGCGGGCCAGGGGCTGATACAGTTCTGCGGCCCCAGCGGTGAGCGCCGAGCCGGACTTGTCGAAGGTGTCCTGGGCGAACTTGTTGAAGTCCTCCAGATCTTTCGGAGTGAGCTGTGCGCCCCTCTTGGCCATGAACTGGTTGCGGGCCAGCCCGACCTGGGTAGCCGCGTCGTTGAAGGCCTTCTCGGCTTCCTGCTGGTGGGCCTTCTTCTGCTCACGCAGCATCACCTCGGCGAGGTTGACAGCCGACGAGGCGACCTGCTTCCCAGCCCCGGCCAGGGCCTGACTCGGGGCGGCCAGAGAATCGGCACTGACTCGGGCCCGGGACGATCCGTCGGCCAGGGGTGCGGGGGCTACACGCGCACGGGCGAGCGGGACTTCAGGCATGGTTCCTCACGAGAAGGTCTTGTAAGCCGTGGCAGACTGCCCGGCTCCCGAAAGCAGGCTACCCACCGCGCCGATCTCGCCAGCCCTCTTGGCCTGCTTACCCTCGAACCGGGTGATCTTGGCCTGACTGCGGGCATTCCAGGCATCCGTGCGGAACCCGTAGGCTTCCATCTGGGTGTTGTACTTCGTCATGCCCACGTCGCCGGCGACGGTGTTGGCCGTGTCCAGCTCGGCGAAAACCGGCGTGCCCGTGGAGAGATCCACGTTCCCTGCGGCGAACCCGGTGCGCTGCTCCGCCTGGAGGTCAGCCCCCTGGCGGCGGATCTTGTCCACCTCGAAGCCGCCACGGAACAGAGCGTCATTGGCCCGGTTGTCAGCGACCCGGGCGTTCTGCTCCAACTGCTGGGCATTGAAGCGGGCGGCAGAGTTGGCTGCCTGCCCGGCCTGATACTGCCCGTAGGCCTGCGTGGCTGCGCCGCCAGCGGTAATCGCAGCCATGGTGATCGGCTCGCACATCAGAGACCCCCTTTCATCCAGAAGCGGTGGAACATCGCGCCCTGGGCGCCGAATGGGGCGGCAGGCTCGAGCGTGAATCCACACGCCTTCAACCACCGCACCGAAACCACGTTATCCGCATGGACCCAGTTTTCCAGCAGCGAGAAACGGGCCGACATCATCTGGACCATCGGCCGGGACAGCCGGGCCAATTCCCGCCGGTAGTCCCCCAGGCGCTCGTGGCCGAGCAGCCAGGGGCTGCCTTTGACCGCCAGGGGCCGGCCGCCGACGCCGAAAGCGCACAGGGGCCGGCCATCGTCGACGGCGACGTAGCAAACCAGCGGAGACGATCTCACGGAGGCCTCCAGCGCGGCGAGCGGGCTGTGCCCGTGGGAGAGGCGCACTTCTTCCACGTCAGCGGGACGCATGCCGTCAGCGATCTCCTCCAGGAGTTCGATATAGGGTTTTACGAACTCAACCGCCAACGGACACCTCGGGGATAATGGCCAGGATCGTCATGGGCAAGGGGGCCGTCTGCTTGATGTAGACCTTGGCGCTGCGGCCCCAGGCAGGGGAGACCGAGATCTCCTTATCGCCGGTGAAAACCTGCGTCGGCGCGTTGTACCCTTCGAATGCGCGGAAGGGGATCTCGTAGGCATTGTCCTCGTCGGGGCCCACGAATACCCCACCCCGGCTCTCGCGGAAGCGGACGACCACGCCAGACACCTTCTGCCGGCGGCCCTGATTGGAATCCTGCCCCGGCAGGTCGAGGTCCAGGGTCTCGACTTCCGGCGTGTAGGGCAGCCCGACGTGAATGGCGCTCGCCGCCCGGGGCAGCGTGATCTGCCCGCTGGCCACGGTCAGCCCCCGAACGACGTTCTTGTCCGCGAGGACGACGACTTCCTTGCCGTTCAGGTGGGAAAGCCCCGTGCAGACCGTGATGGGCGCACCGGAGTAGGAGACCGCCGAGTCCATGAACACGCCTCCGTCGGCCACGCGGGGAGCGAGCTTCTCGATGTAGTACTTGGCCGCGCCGCCGATGGTGCGCTGGACGACGAAGTAGACCGTGCTCGAAGTGCCCTCCGGGATCGAAGCCGTGGCCTTCACGAGGCCGTCGGTGTCGTGCCTCGTCCAGGCGAAGACCTGATGCTCGCGCAGGTAGGTGAACCCCAGGAGGGCCCCGTCGGAGCGCACGCACCACACGACCCCGTCAGGGTCAGCGGCATAGGCCCAGTCGGCGATCGTCGCGGTCTCGGTCAGGTGCGAGGCCATCACACTCATGTCGTTGCCGGCGTACCCGTCAAACTCGAGCTGGAACAGGAAGTCCCGCACCTTGCGCCCGGCTCTGTCCAGGAACAGCACCGACTTGCCGACCACGAGCGGGGCCACGTCCGAACTGCCGTAATAGGACTGGAACTTGAACTCGACGTTCGAGGCCTTCAGAGACCCGTCGGATCCGGCCATCGTGAACTCGCCGCCGGCAGTGAAGACCAGCAGTGCGTCCAGGGGGACGAGGTGCTTGATCTCGTCGCCCCGGCCCGAGGCCGGCCGAGCGGAGATCGGGTCGTCCACGCGCAGGGGATCGGACAGCGAGAAGTCCGACAGGCTGCCCGTGCGGCTCGCCCAGACGTTGGAGGGCTCGTCGTTCGTGCGGGCGAGGCACAGGCGCTGCTGGTAGAGCGCCACGGCTCCCGGGTAATTGTCGGCCGAATCGAACTCGTTGATCGGCTCTTTGCGGAGCCCGTAGGAGACGTCGGGGTCGATGTTGTCATCGACGAACGAGGTGCTGGTCGTCGACCCGATCCAGCCCCACTGCCCGCGAGAGTTCTTGTAGACGTTGTATTCCAGGGCGCCCGTGGCTGCAGACCAGGAAAGCACAACCCGAGAACCGGCAGTCCAGGGGTCAGGCATCTGCGCGATGACCTCGGACGACGGGTAGGACTCGTCGCCGTTCACCTGGGAAACGCAGTAGGTGTAGTCCCGGTAGCCGGTGGGCGGGATGTAGGTGGCCGTCACATTGGCCGGGGCCGTGACTGCGGCCGAGGCGTACCCAGGGTCCACCCCGGGCGAGTTCGTGTCGGTCCAGGTCGTGACCGCCACCTCGGCCTGGAAAGCGTAGGCCCCTGCGCCCTTCTTGCGGTAAATCAGGTAGCTGGTGGCGCCGCCAACGGCGGCCCAGGTCAGCGCCACCGAGCCGGACCAAGTGTCCGGGGCAGTCACCGAGATCTGGGCAGACCCCGTGGCCCCGACGTTGGTGCCGTCGTAGGTGAAGACCTGATAGGTGTAATTCGCCTGGGCCCCGTAGGCCGGCGAAGCCGCCAGCCCCGTGGGCGCGGGGATGCCGGGCACCACCGTCTGCAGGCTGAAGGTCCACTCGTGGTGGTCGGTACGGGTCAGCAGCCGAGGCTGGTAGCTGGGGTGGGCCAGGAAAAGCGTGTCGAACGACTGGGTGAACCGCAACTGGGCCAAATCGGCAAAGGCGTAGGGGGAGGCGATGACAACCACGTCGCCCTCGTCCGGGTGCCCGGGCGGGTAGACCACGAAGCCTCCGTCCTTGAGAATCCGCATCTCGTTCTCACTGAACACCAGGACGTAGGCCTGGGTCACCGAGAACTCGAACGGGATCAGTCGGGCATTGCCCGGGATCTCGTAGACGAACTGCGTCCCAGGCCGATTGCTCGCGCCGCCGTGAGGATGGACGATCATGTTCCGCAGCGTGCGGGCGCCGATGCGGTACTTGGCGAGATCGACCCGGGCCCAGAGGCTGGGGGACAG